TACGAGATGTCTTAGGGTCTCGTGGGCTCGGAGATGTGTATAAGAGACAGAATGACGCACGAATGATATTTAATAAATCCGAGTATGTTTTTCATTTTACATCTTTCCTCCTTTTCCGTTAATTTACTAAAGTGATTATTGCTTTAGTGATAATGAATTTGATAATTTGTTTTTTATTATATCATAATTATTTATGGTATCTTCAGAGATATCGAAATCTGTGCAATGTGTAAAGAGTGTTTCAATAAAATCAATCGTTTCTTCAAATCCAGAATCAGTTTTTCCAATTAATTTAAAACTGTTAAAAGATTCTTTATCATGTTGGAAGTTTTCATAAACTTTGTCAATGATTGAATCAGTATTTTCTGATGACAATTTTATTTCAACTGAGAAAGAATCATAGTAAATACCACCGAGTGATTCTGATAAATTTTTAATATTGTATTTAGATGCGGCATTGGGTGCAAATGATACCGACAGTTTTTTGTTACGTTTTATTTTTTTTGCAGTGTGCGTAACATTTTTTATGCGTTCGGGGGCTATAAAAACGTTTAATGTATTGTGAGACAATACCCATATACCCTCTGATAGTATATTATGAATCTTGGTTATACTCTTATGTTGTATTGCAGACATCCGGTTCTGAGTGCAGTCAATGTAAAAAAATGTATACACTTCTAGTTGAGTATCAGGAGAAGCAGATGAGTATGGTTCGGTTATATTTGTGTGTTTGTTCCTTGTTTGATAAAAATTTGTATAATGTAGTTCATTCTCTTTTGCACACTTTCCAAAAACGAAATCGTTGCCTACTTCTAGAATGTCTACAATATATTTATTCTTATCGTATTCAATATTATAGCTATCGCATTTTGGAAAGACTTTTCTCAATATATCAATAGTAGTTGTTGAAATTATACCATCGTTTTCAAAAGATGGTTGTGGTTCAAATTGGTAAAATTTTATTACTTTTGTAACACTCATTTGTACCTCCCAATAATCAAACATCAGTTCGTTGAAAGACGTTTTTTTTATTGGTATTATGATGTATCACATAAGAAATTTACATTTCATGAGCTATTCGTTCAATATTATGTATATTTTCTTTAGAAAAGTCATCTTTAAGGATATGTGATAGTGCATGTAAAAATTTTTTTTGCTGTTCTTCGCGAGATAAGTTTTGTTCTATAAAAATAGTATAACTACCATCTTCGTTTTCTGTAACAGCCTCCTTAACTCTCCCCGGTGGGAATTTGATTAGTTGTATTTGATAATCAATCAGTTTCGCCACGTTCCTTTCTTTTTAGAGCTAATAACATTTGATGTACTGTGGACAAATCTTCAGGTTCAGCATCCTGTGCAGCATCAAATAAAAGCTTTAATTCTTTGTTATGTAGTATTTTGTCAGCGACAGCTGCTGTTTCTTCATTTAAATAATATTTACTATCACTATTTCCTGTTCGGATATAATCGACAGTGGTTTCTAAAAAATTGGCAATTTTCCTTAATTTTTCATCTTTAGGATTACTCCGTCCAGCTTTCCAATCTGAAAACGTAGATTTTGTGATTCCTGTTGCTCTAGCAACATCAGCATCTTTGTAGCCTTTTTCATCTCTAATCTTACAATATCGTTCATACATAGTGACCTCCACGAAAAATAATTCTGAAATCAGTACAAAAAAGTATTGACAAGTTCGGAAAAAGAAACTACAATACAAGTATAGAGTTCGGAAATCAGTACAGAACTATTTTTCTTATAGTATTATTCGCAAATATATTATAACTGATTTCCGAACCAAAATCAATAGAAAAGTTCGGAAAGGAGGAAAAATGTATAAACAGTATGTAAAACTTAAAGAAGCAAGTGGACTTACTGATTATAAAGTAGCAAAAGATACAGGTATTACAAAATCTACATTTACTGATTGGAAAAACGGAAGAAGCAAACCTAAAGTAGATAAATTGAAAATCTTAGCGGATTACTTCGGTGTACCTATCGACTACTTTTTAGAGGATAACAAATAAGGTGTCCGATAAAACGGACTTGTAAAAATTGTGTATTTTGGATATAGGAAGAGCTTAGTTGAAAATATGCAATGCAAAATAGTGCGAAAAGAGGACAAGAAAATCACATACAGTGTAAGGGAGGCGGTGTAAATGAGAATTATAAATGGATTCAAAGTAAACATGTATGTGAGAATTGGAGACCAACCACCGAAAAACTGGGATGATTTTACAAAAGAAGAACAGAAAGAAATTTCGCAGAAATTAAATGAGCAGGCAGCAAGATCATTTGCTATTAAGGTTAAGTAGACCGCATGAAGCGGTCAGAGGTGGACAAGCATGAGAGGAACAGAAAATATTCTTTTTATAGTTGGTATGACAGTTTTTATCATAGCCGCCTGTGGCTACGATGGACAACCTGTAATATGCGGGGGTATATCCATGATAAGTCTGTCGTTGGCATATTTTGAGTATTGGAAGAAGGTGAAAGAGAATTGAAAAAAGAGTTAAAGGATTTTGAAACATACGAGTTAGTAGAAGAATTAAGAAATAGAGAAGGAGTGGAGTTACATAGGGCAGACCCATATGAAGAAAAAGAATACAGTGTCAATGGTCCTGCCCTTGTACTTATCATTGTTGATTAACGAACTCTTCTGTAGCGGTAAACACCCTTAATATGAGCCGCTAAATATCCGCCTTTAGAAGATGCATTCATTAAAGACGAGTATACCGATTGAGGAACACCATAGTATTCATATAAACCACCGGAATGGAAAAGAACAGCTAGAGTAGTTCCCTCATATCCAACAGAATGGATGTTGGATGAAGTTACAGGAATCATATTCATAACTCATACCTCCCCTCGTTATGTACTCGGCATTTCTGTGCCTGTACAAACATTATAGATGGGAGAAATTGAAAAATCAAGGAAAGGGGGATTATAGATGGTTGCATCAGGACAAGAAAGAAAATAGCACCGCTAAATTCTTTGGCGAGAATCGGTGCTATTCAAACAAAAATACATAAAGCATTTTTATGTATTTTAGCATGGGTCATTAAATTTGAAAAGGAGATTTTATGAGTTATTACAGGAAATGCGAGGACTGTGGATGCACACTGGATCCCGGAGAGGGACGTATCTGTGATGAGTGTGCTGAAAAAATGCGGCAGAAAACAGACCGCAGGGCGGTGCTACGCAAAATGATACTCTCGACAAATTATAAACAGATGGAAATGGAGGAATTTTTAAGATGATCACAACAAAGATTCAGATCCGGAATCTTTTCGGAATCAAAGAGTATACGCAGGATGGAGGTTCGGTAGAACTTTCCGGGAAAAACGGAGTAGGAAAAACATCCGTGATCGATGCTATCCGTTTTGCGCTGACAAATAAATCAGAGAGAGAATATATTGTCCGCAAAGGCGAGACAGAGGGAGAGATCCTGATAGAGACAGATACCGGATTACGCATCAATCGAAAAGTCAGAACTGACAGGGTAGGTTATAAGAGCATAAAACAGAATGGTGTAGAGGTTGGCAGTCCGGAGGCATTTCTCCGTGATATTTTTACACCGCTACAGCTAAATCCGGTTGAATTTATGTCAATGGATAAAAAGAAACAGAATGCCATCATTCTTGATATGATTGAGTATTCATGGGATATGAACACGATCAAGGAATGGTTTGGAGAGATACCAAGCTGGGTGTCTTATGACCAGAACATCTTACAGGTGCTCAATGACATCCAGAGTGAAAAAGGAGAATATTTCATGCATCGGCAGGATGTCAACCGCGACATTCGTACTAAAAGAGCATTTATTGAGGAGATTGCAGCGGGAATACCGGAGGGATATAGTGCAGAGAAATGGGAAACGGCATCTACATCTGATATATATCACCAGATTGAACAAATACGGAGCGATAATCAGAAGATTGAAAAAGCACATTTACTCAAGGATGCAAGGGACAGCAAAGTACGTTCTTTTGAAGCGGACAGGGAGATCAGCAAATCAGCACTTGATACGGAATTTGATAATCGTTCTCATCAGATAGATAAAGATATCTTAAAACTGGAAGAACAGATCAAAACATTGAAAACCGAACAGGAAAGTCTTGACGGAAAGAAAAAGGACAAGCTGGAAATAATAGAACAGACATATAAGGCAAATGTGGCGAAGTATGATGCCGAAGTTGCTGATTATGCACAGTATCTGGATATGGAGAAAAAGGATGTATCAGAACTGGTGCATGAAGCATTGTACATGGAAGACATGAAAGGCCACATCAATGAGTACAAACGGATGGTTGACCTTCAGAAAGAAGTGGAAGGACTTGCGGAAGAGAGCAGTGAGCTGACACGCAAGATTGAGAAAGCACGCACACTTCCGGGAGAAATCTTGCAGAACTGTACGATTCCGATCGATGGTCTTACGGTTGAGAATGGAATACCTCTCATCAACGGACTGCCGGTAAGCAATTTGTCCGAAGGAGAAAAGCTGGATCTTTGCATCAATGTTTCTATCCAGAAGCCGAACGGATTAGACATCATCCTGATCGATGGAGCTGAAAAGTTAGCATCCGGATTGCGAGAGAAACTGTATCAGAAATGTAAGGAGAAAGGGTTACAGATGATCGCAACCCGTACTACAGATAGTGACACAATGGAGATCATTGAATTTTAGGAGGATTATTTATGAACGAGGTAAGTGTATCGGACGGAAATGTAATGACCAGAAGTTCGCAGACGGAAATGATGATCAGCCGGCAGGCACAGGAAGTGCAGGCAGCTATGGTTATTGCAAAGAAATTTCCACGAGATGAGTATGAGGCAACAGAAAAGATCAAGAGAACGTGCCAGAGGTCAACCCTTGCAGAGCAGGCAATTTATTCTTATCCACGCGGTGGTCAGAATGTCAGCGGACCGTCTATCCGACTTGCGGAAGCATTAGCACAGAACTGGGGCAATATTGATTATGGGATCATTGAACTGGAACAGAAAGACGGAAAGTCGGAGATGATGGCATATGCATGGGATTTAGAATCAAATACCCGTGTGACAAAGATATTCGGTGTGGAGCATAAGCGTGATACAAAAAAAGGTTCCTATGTCCTTACAGACAGCAGGGATATTTACGAAGCCACAGCAAACTTTGGAGCACGCCGGATGAGAGCATGTATCCTTGGAGTGATTCCGGGAGACGTTGTAGATATGGCAGTCAATGAGTGCAGAGAAACACAGAAAAAAAGCTATGGAGAACTGCCAAGTCAGGAAAAAATAAAAAAGATTGAGAAGCTGTTTAAAAAAGACTTTGGGGTTACCAAGGAACAGATCGAGAAGTATGCAGGACGTAACATGGGTACTTTCGGTGCAGAGGAATGTACGGACTTGTGGGGCGTGTATACAGCATTAAAGAATGGACAGGCAAAGGTAGAGGATTATTTTCAGACAAAGGAAGAAGTGCCGGATCCATTTGCCAAGACAGGTGAGACGAAGGAATTATCCAAGAAAGAAGCAATAGAAAAAGAAGGCGAGGAGGAATTTGAGAATGCAGTTGACTAATGAAAATTATTATAGCAAAGAAGCCAATGAAGAGTATCTGTCCGTCAGCCAGTATAAAGATTTTATGGGAACATACGGCAAGCGTGGCTGCGAAGAATATGCCCTTGCCAAGATAGAAGGTACATGGGAAGAAAACATGGAGGATTCTGACGCGCTGATGGTCGGCTCCTATGTGGATGCACATTTTGAAGGGACCTTGGACTTATTCAAAGCAAAACATCCGTGTATGTTCAAAAAAGACGGAGGTCTGATGGCGAAATATCTGAAAGCTAATGAAATGATCCAGAGATGTGAACGGGATGAGGTATTTTCACATTATATGAGTGGAGAAAAGCAGGTCATTATGACAGCAGATATGTTCGGGGCAAAGTGGAAGATCAAGATAGACAGTTACCATCCAGGACAGTGCATTGTGGATTTAAAAACCTGTCAGTCTATCAACAAAGTATTTTTCCATCATGATATTGGATATATGAACTTTTTAGCAGAGTGGGGGTATTACATACAGGGTGCCGTTTATCAGAAAGTTGTGGAGATCAATACAGGTAAGAAACTTCCATTTTTCATAGCGGCAGTGTCTAAGGAGAAAGTACCGGATATTCAGGTGATCGCAGTGGAACAGAATCTGTTGGATGAAGCATTAGCAGAAGTGGAACACAATGTGCCAATGATCCTTGCATTAAAAAATAAAGCAGCAGATCCTACCCGATGTGAATGTTGTGATTATTGTAAACAGACAAGGGTTTTAAAGGCTCCGATATGGTCAAGTGATCTGATAGGAGATATTTAATGAAAGATTCGATTGTAATTAATATGGATTATGCCGGATATGACATCATAGACGGAACACCAAACGTACAAAGACATCATATCTTTGGTGGGACTGCAAACCGCAGACTGTCGGATGAGGATGGTCTTTGGGTACCGTTATCGGATGAACATCATCAGGGAAAGATGAGTGTTCACATGAATAAGGAAATGCGGGTACTTATGCGGATCATCGGTCAGCTTGCATGGGAAAAGCATTATATCGCAGAAAACGAAAATGTAAGCGAGGATGATGCAAGGGAAGCATTCAGAAAAAGATATGGCATTAGTATGCTGTAGGTTGAAACACCTGTGCACTTGAGGGTGTGTACGAAAGAAACTGCTTATCGGTAATATATCACGCCAATAAAAGCCTCTGCCAAATGGCAGAGGGGAAAGGAGCGGTATGGAAAAATTAATGTTTACGATCCTTGGAAAGCCGATCACGAAAAAGAACAGCCAGAGGATCGTGGTCTGCAAGAACAGACCTATGATACTGCCATCTAAGGCATATTTGAAATATGAGAAGGACTGTAAAAAGTATATGCCGGATACAAAACAGATTGATTATCCCATAAATGTCAAAGCTGTCTATTACATGCCGACACGCCATCGGGTAGACCTTACGAATCTTCATGAGGCACTACATGACATTTTAGTTAAATATAACGTCATAGCAGACGATAACTGCAAGATTATTGTAAGCACGGATGGAAGTCGTGTACTGTATGACAGAGAAAACCCACGGACAGAGGTCACGATTACGAAAGCAGGTGGTGTTGTTGAAAATCATTGATTACATACCGGTCGGACATAAGAATGCAGTAACCAGAAAGCAGCTTGTTATTTTAACAGGACTTTCCGACCGGAAAATAAGAAATATGATACAGGAAGAATGTAACCGGGAACATCCCATTTTGAATATGCAGGACGGAAAAGGATACTTTCAGCCGGCATATGATGAGATGCATTTGGTAAGACTTTACCGGGCACAGGAAAACCACAGAACCCTTACGAATCGTAAAAAGGTATCTGAAATAGATAAATACTTAAAATGCCAAAACAATGAACTGGAGCGTAATCAAATAAGCATCTCTGATGTGATAGGCGGTGGGAAATGAGAGAAAGTGTTGTTTTTTACCGCAGCTTTGCAGAAGCGATCAAGGCTCTTCCAAAGGAGGAGCAGTTAAAGGCACTGTGGGCAGTTATTAATTATGGGTTGGATGGTGTGATCCCAGAGGAACATGGAGTGCATACGGCGATCTTTTTAATGGCGAAGCCACAGATAGATGCTAATAACAAGAGATACCAAAACGGAACCAAAGGTGGCAGACCTGTAACCAAAGATAAACCAAACGATAACCAAGATGAAACCAAACCAAAAGCAAACGATAACCAAGAAATAACCAAAGACAAACCAAACCAAAACCAAGATAAAACCAAAGCAGAACCTAAGGAAAAGGATAATGTAAAGGAAAAGGTAAAGGATAAGGATAATGATAATAGTGTGGTGCGTTTCACGCCGCCCACAAAACAGGATGTGATGGATTATTGTCAGGAAAAAGGTTACACGGATGTTGATGTTGAGAGGTTTATGAATTACTACACCTCTAACGGGTGGATGGTAGGGAAAAACAAGATGAAAGACTGGAAAGCTGCAATGCGAAACTGGGCGCGGAAGGATATGGCCGCCAAACCCAATAATACCAACGGAAATAGGTTTTGCAATTTTGAACAGCGCAATTATGACTATGATGCCTTGGAAAAGAACCTCTTGAACCTCTTGCGGAAGGGAAGTGGTTAGATGAGTGGACGAAAGCGAGGATGTATGCTTGATAGCTACCGTGACAGGGTAGAAGAGCTGCTGGATGCAGGCTGTACCTTCGCCGACATTTCTGACCACATGGCAGAAGAGGAGCAGATCTATGTTGAGCCTACAACGGTCGCATATTTTGTACGCAGCCGTAAATTGTCCAGCAAGGTTACACAGGGATGCAGGAATAACAGGATTGATATACCGAAGTGCGCAGAGTGCGAGTACCGACATCTGGTCACGGACCAGTACAAAAAGCCGAGCATTTATATCTGCACCAAGATATGGGTCAGAATCAATAGTGGCTGCAAGTCCAGTCCGATGAGCTGCCCGAAACGGGATATTGAGAGGGATTGTGGACTATGAAGAAATTAAAAAACGAAATAATAATAACTGATTCAGGAAAGGAGTAATGACAGAAGCCTGGTAGACCAGGTTGAATAGGCGGGTGAGTAAGCCTTGGCGAAAAAGGAACAGAGTAGTTGCGATTAAACGTTGCAGGGTTCATAACTATTTGGCGAATGTAATTAATATCATGGGAAGCCTGATGTTCCTTATCCACGGATACAGAGCAATCTGTTAAGTGGTTGTCATGAAAAAATTAAAAGTATGTTGGGTATCAGCAGGTATCAGTAGTTTTATGGCTGGATATTTAGCCGGTGATGTAGACGAATGGATTTACATAGATATAGCTGACCAACATCCGGATAGTATTAGATTCATTAAGGATTGCGAGAATGCAATCGGTAAAGAAATACAGATATTGAAATCGAAAGAATATCGGTGCGTGGAAGATTGTGTAAGGACCTTTGGTGGTTTCAGAAATCCGGCGAATGGATTCGCACCTTGCACGAACTGGTTGAAAAAGAGGGTGAGAAAAGAGTGGGAGAAACAGCACAAGGATTGTGATCTGACATATGTTTGGGGTTTTGATCTTAAGGAGAGGAACCGAGCAGAGAGAACAGTAGAAGCCAATCTACAGGCAGCACATGAATTTCCACTCATGGACAAAGGATTAAGTAAAGAAGAGGTACATGGGTTGTTTGAACGGACTTTTGATTTTTCCCGGCCAAAGATGTACGAGCTGGGATATGCGAACAATAACTGTGTCGGCTGTGTAAAAGGCGGTATGGGTTATTGGAACCACATTCGAAAGGATTTCCCGGAAGTCTTTGAAAGCCGGGCGAAGTTGGAAAGAGAAGTCGGGCATTCCATGCTGAAAGACAAAAACGGTTCGGTATATCTGGATGAGTTGGATCCGAACAGGGGAGACATGAATACAGAGATATTCCCAGATTGTGGGATTATGTGCTATCTAGCACAACAATAGGGGGCGATAAAAATCAAGCAAATTGCAGGACAGATTAGTTTGTTTGAAGAAAAGCCTGTGAATGCAAAAAATGAATGTCTCGGAGAACCTTGTGCGTATTGCGATGTTGAGTGGTGCTCAATTGCGTGTTTTAAACGTAGAGGTTACGAATGGGATTCATTCCACAGGTTTATAAAGGGAAGTGATAACAAACCACTTAGAAGAAACATAGAAAAGAGAATTTGTAAAGAAACAAGATTTGATTGAAAGAAAGGAGCCGAACATGGAAAAATGAGTGATTTAGATAAATTTAATTATGGGTGTGAAGGTCAAGTAAGCCTTTTTGATGTTTTTGATGGAAAAATACTCAATGAAATCTGTCATACAAAGCCGGCAGTCGGTAAGAGCCTGGTATTTCACTATAAGGGAAAAGACTATCCGTGTATAGTGAACAAACATTGCGGATATGATTTTTTCCATATCGAATTTACAGATAGACAGCCATCAGATGATTTTCCAGAAGTAAAAAAGAATACAGGATGGCATGTATCGTTGAGAGGATATAAGAGAGATTGGGACTTCCCGGAGGTGATGCCGTAATGGATTCCGGATATTACAACATGGATTGCATGGATGGTATGAAAGAGTTCCCGGATGGTTACTTTGATCTTGCGATTGTGGATCCACCGTATGGTATTGGAGAAAATGGGGATAAAAACCATACAAGAGGTAAACTGGCAAAAGCAAAGGATTACAAGAGTTTTAGCGGAATGGATATAAAGCCACCAAACGAAAAATATTTCGATGAACTGTTTAGAGTGTCAAAAAATCAGATTATTTGGGGGGCAAATCATTTTATAAGCAAAATGCCGTTTGACAGTAGTTGTTGGATTGTTTGGGATAAAGATAATGGAAATACTGATTTTGCTGATTGTGAACTTGCATGGACTTCGTTCAGTACTGCAGTAAGAAAGATTGAATATAGGTGGAACGGAATGCTTCAGCAAAATATGAAACACAAAGAAAACCGTATTCATCCTACGCAAAAACCAGTGGCACTATATGAATGGCTTCTGAACCGCTATGCAAAGCCCGGAGACATTATCTTGGACACTCATGTAGGCAGTGCCAGCAGCTTGATAGCATGCTACAGAAGCAACCATTCATATGTTGGTTTTGAACTGGACAAGCATTATTATGATTTGTCCAAAAAGAGATTAGATGCAGAACTGGCACAAATGCGATTATCTGATTTTATGCCGGAGGTGATGGCATGATAAATGGAGAGTTAATGGTGGACAACTTCGCCGGAGGAGGCGGAGCATCTACCGGAATGGAAATGGCAACCGGGATCAGTGTTGATATAGCGATCAATCACGATCCGGAGGCAATACGAATGCACAAAACAAACCATCCGAGCACAAAGCATTACTGTGAAAATGTGTGGGATGTAGACCCTATAGAGGTGTGTAAAGGGCGACCTGTGGCGATTGCGTGGTTTAGTCCAGACTGCAAACACTTTTCAAAGGCGAAAGGTGGAAAGCCGAAAGATAAAAACATTCGTGGTCTTGCCTGGGTAGCCTGCAGGTGGGCAGGGCTTGTTCGACCGAGAGTGATTATGCTTGAGAACGTGGAAGAGTTTAAGACATGGGGACCGCTGAACCGCGGACATCATCCGATTAAGGCAAAGCAGGGAAAGACCTTTGAAAAATTTGTGCAACAGCTCACCGATTTAGGGTATGAAGTGCAGTTCCGGGAACTGGTAGCAGCCGATTACGGTGCTCCAACGATGAGAAAGAGGTTCTTCATGATTGCACGATGTGACGGAAAGCCAATAGTCTGGGCGAAGCCGACACACGGACCGGCAGATAGTGAAGCGGTCAAAGCCGGACTTCTTAAACCTTATGTTGGAGCATATACGCAGATAGATTTCAACCGTCCATGTCCAAGCATCTTTGACACTTCGGAAGAAATTAAAGAGAAGTACGGAATCCGTGCAGTGCGACCGCTCGCACCTAAGACAATGGAGCGTATTGCTAGAGGATTGAAAAAATTTGTACTGGAAAATCCAGAACCATTTATCATTCAATGCAATCACGGTGGCGAGCGTAGACCGAATGGAATCAGAGAGCCGATGCCGACTATTACAGGAAAGCACGGATATGGAGTTGTAGAGCCGGTACTTACCCCGTATATCTCGGTTAATAGGGAAAATCACTTCGGGAGTGCTATGGATGAACCCGTACATACCGTAACATCAATTAATCAGCACATGTTAATATCACCCAACTTGATTCAGTACCATTCCGAAACAGCGCAGGGAGAAGTGCGGGGGCAGACGATTAAAGAGCCGCTACATACGATCACGACATCAGCCGGACACTTTGGTGAGGTCAGAGCATTTTTAATTAAATACTATGGAGATGCCACAGGACAGGACATTAAAAAGCCACTTGATACGGTTACGATCAAAGACAGATTCGGACTCGTTACCATCGGGGGCGTTGATTATCAGATCGCAGATATCGGTTTGCGAATGTTGGAACCAAAGGAACTGTATGGATGCCAAGGTTTCCCGGATGACTATATAATAGACCATGATTATACGGGAAAGGCATACCCGAGGACAGAGCAGGTCAGAAGATGCGGGAATGCGGTGTGTCCGCCGATACCGGCAGCACTGGTCAAAGCAAATCTGCCGGAGTTATGTATAGCGAAACGAACAGGAAATTTGAGAATAGAGCAGGAGCAGACCGGACAGCTCCGGTTTGCGTAAATTAAAATTTAGTGGAGGAAATAAATTATGGGAATGACGAGAAATCAGCTTGCTTTGGTACGATATGTGGCTGAAAACAATACACAAAAAGCCAAAGATGCAGCTCTCTGCTGCTGTGCGGAAGATACAACTCAGAAGAATCACTATGCAGTCACAAAATATCAAAGTCTATTACAATCTGGTGGAATGAATCTTATGGAGCTACCAGCAAATGTTTCCAGTTTTGCAACGATGGAAGATCTGACAAATACATACTTAGAAAACAGATATTATCTGACCAATGAAGAAAAGGAATTATTCGAACTGATCAAGAACATGAATGATGTGAGTTTACAGCTTATGGAGAAACAGATCCCGTATCTGAATGCAACATTGCTCTATGGCGAGAGTGGAGTCGGAAAGACGGCTTTTTCCAGGTATGTAGCATATAAGCTTGGAATGCCGTATTTATATGTGAATTTTTCAAGAATGCTTGATAGTTATCTTGGTGGAACTGCAAAAAATCTCACGAATCTGTTTAATTTCATCAATCAGCATCAATGCGTTGTAATGTTGGATGAAATCGACAGCTTGGCAGTAAAGAGGGAATATGGTGGAGGAGGAGCGAGCGCAGAGGTTTCCAGAAGTACAACATGCTTGTTACAGCTGTTAGATGCAGTTACTAACGATCATGTAATCATTGCCGCAACAAACCTCATAGATGATGTTGATACTGCAGTAAAGCGTAGATTTACAGAAAAGCATGAATTGCATCGGCTTTCATCAGAAAATAATGAGCGTTTTATCAGACAGTACCTTGATGATGCGGGGTTTTCTTATGATTTGGATTCTGTTAGAAAGTATGCTGCAGAAAATCATTCACAGGCTGAAATTATGACACATGTAACAAGAAGCATTGCCAGTACGCTTATCAATAAGGGTGAACTGGTAATGTTGTAAACTGAAATTTGCAAAATGCTTGATGGTCTTTGGCGGGACGAATCAAGAGATCAAAAGGAGAGATAAGATTGAAAATAAAATTGAAACCATGTCGTTTCTGTAAAGGCACGAATATAAAATTGGAAACATGGTCAAGTGGTGGTTATATGTGTATGGTTAAGTGCAATAACCCGGACTGTCCTATTCCTCCAGAAGGATATCCAACAGGAAGAGATCCCGAAAAAGTAATGGAAGAATGGAACAGAAGACAGTGCCAGTAACATATTAAACTGAAATTTAGGAGATAGAACATGGAACAGAGATGGATTCCGGTAAGTGAGCGGCTACCGGATGCAGACAAATATATTTTAGTATCAATTGAAAACTTTATCATTTCAGATATCGGAAGATATGAAACTGACAAAGATGGTAGTGGAGCGTTCTATCCAGGGGATGATGGTAAAAGCTATGTAGAGTATGGATTGTTCGTGAATGCTTGGATGCCACTGCCGGAGCCGTACAGGGAAAGTGAGGATAACATGGAGAGATTAACATATGTGGCAGAGAATGGAGAAGTTTTATTTCATCCAGCAGATTTACCGGATGATGAGGGAATTACCATTACCCAACTTGCGAAAGATGGAAGATACAAAGCCCTGGAAGAGATTGCGGAAAGACTTGCAAATAGAGAGCAAGCCGAGGAGCAGGGATTACTTCTGCGGTTGCCGTGCAAGGTGGGAGATAAGGTATATCAGATAAGCGAAAACTTTATTGAACCATGTACGGTTGAGACAATATTCTTGGGAAATTATAGGGATAGAAATGGAAATTGGTGTAACATGGCAGAAATTCATTATGACAGGGATGATTGCCCTTATGTGTCTACAGAGATATATTTCACTGATATTGGCGAAACGGTATTCCTCACAGAAACTGAAGCTGAAGCTAAACTGAAGGAAATGGAGGGGGAAAGCGATGTATTGTGATGGAAGATGTCAGTATTTGAACGAACGTAAACACAAATGTGAGTTGACTGGAGAAAAATTGACTTACATGAAACAGACCGGAAGTATTTCATTTTCCGTGCATGAACACAGAGGATTTTGTAAAGGGAAAAAGGTGGAGCGTAATGGGAGACGTAGTTAAACATATACCGAAAGATGATCTGTGCCCGTTCTGTAAAAAAAGGGAATCAACTTTGCTGTGCGACATGCCTGTAAATACAGTTATTACACATGCACGGGGAAGCGGATTTAAAAGTTATACCATGACCTGTGATAAGAAAATCTGCACGGAATGCACCACAAGAGTGAACGAGTTTGATTTCTGCCTGGATTGTGTGAAGAAGATCAAGATAACACCGAAGGGAGTGAAAGAGTGATGGAGAATAGATATTTATACCGTGGAAAACAAATCAATAATGGCGAGTGGGTTGTTGGAAATCGACTAGATGCACAGGATGGACGTGTAGCGATTTGCGAGACAAACGGTAATTGGAAAGGAATTTGCCCGTGTATTCCTGATACTGTCTGCCAGTGTACAGGATACGAGGGAATCTACGAGAAAGATATCTTCCGGTGCGAAGATGAAGATTACGTTATCAAATGGTCAGATGATTCGTTGAGTTGGGAAGCCGTATCCCTGTTTACTGACGTAAGTGTTTCCTTAGCAGAGTTCAATCCGGATTATATAGATGTCATTGGAAACGAGATTGATAATCCGGAACTGTTGGAGGTGTAGGAATGACAGAGAATGAAGCAATCGACGAATTAAATACGTCTATAGATTTAGCGAAGATGTGTACGGAAAATCTTGAAAGGAAAAGAGAAGTGCAAGGTTATGAAACAGCAATCAAAGCCCTTGAAGAGATCCAGCAGTACCGAGAAATCGGCACACCGGAAGAATGCCGGGCGGCGGTAGAAAAGCAGACGGCAAAGAAAGTTGTCTCATTTGAATATCATAACGGAACCATCAATTACGGCTGTCCTGTATGCAAGTGGAAAATCATATCAAAGATAAACGGCGAGTGGTGTGTCGGCACATTTAACGAATATTGTGATAGATGTGGTCAGAAATTGGATTGGAGTGATGAAGATGAGAAAATATGACATATGTGGAAACTGTCCTGCATCGTGGTGCGGAAGAAATGACGAATGGGAGTACGAGGAAGGCTGCTACTTTTACTGTGAAAAGTATGAGTTAATGTGTTTTCTGCCGCACTGGATCAAGAGACTGATATTGAGATGGTTGAGGAGGAGAGAGCGTGGGTAAGGAAATTAGAGAACTTAAGTCATGTCCGGCTTGTGGCGGTATTATGCGGCCAATCATGAAATATCATCCTTCATACAGGCAAAGTGATTTAGAGCTACTTAGGGAAAACAGCATGATTTTTTCAAAGATGACAAAATCTAGTAGTGTGGAATATGCGGCGAGATGTTATTTCTGTGGATATGAAAGAACAGATGAAAAAACGAAAGAGATTGTCGCTAAAATGCGGGAAAGGAGGCTAAACGATGAGACTGATTGATGCACAGCCGATCGCTTTTGACTTGGACAAAGTTGTGGAGCAGCTAAAAGACGAACAGGAACTGTCATATGCGGATTTTGAAATTTACGCAGAGGAACATGGATTATCAGAAGATGATGACTGGCATTACAGGGGTCTTGGAAGAGCAGTCGAAATTGTGAAAGGTGGTGGGGTAGATGCGTAAGCCAATTCCAAAGTCGGTCAGAAAACAGGTATATCAAAAATACAATGGTCACTGCGCTTATTGTGGCTGTGAGATACCGGAGAAAGGTTTTAATGTAGATCATCTGTATTGCCTTAGGAGATATGAATACACGGAGGTAGATGTACATTCCATCGACAACCTTATGCCATCCTGCGGTTCATGCAATCGTTATAAATCAACAATGGATTTGGAAAGTTTCCGCAAACAGTTGCAGAAAATACCGGACAGACTGAAAAGGGATGTGTGTACATACAACATTGCGCTGCGATATGGCATGGTGCAGGAAAACAGAGAACCGATTAAGTTCTATTTTGAGAAAGTAGGTGAATCGGATGCCAATTAAACCAGAAAATAAGAAAAGATATCCGGTAAACTGGAAGGATATTCGAAAAGACATTCTCAAGCGAGCGGATAACAAATGTGAATTTTGTGGAATCGAAAATTATGCTATCCGCGAAAATGGCTCAAAAGTTGTTCTGACAATAGCGCATTTAGACCATACACCGGAAAATTGCGATTACAGTAATCTTAGAGCGTTATGTCAGAAATGCCATAACAAATATGATGCGAAACACAGAGCGGAGACACGGAGAAAGGCGGGTATGACAAATGGCAATTAAACCGATTTTATTCAACACTGAAATGGTTCGGGCGAATCTGGATGGAAGAAAGAGCTGCACCAGAAGAATTGTAAAGCCACAGCCGCAAGGCAGACTGTGCTATACATTCGCAGGGTGTGATTGTGGTACTTGGGGATATCCAAGTAAAACAGCATATGAAAACTGGGGAGATGAATACAAACTTCCAGAGGATATCACGGATGAAGAACTGAAAAAAAGATGGAAACCACCATATCACACTGATGATATCCTTTATGTCCGAGAGACATGGTGCAAAGGATTAGAACGGTATATATACCGTGCAGACTACTCCGATACGGAGAAGTTTTACCGGAATGGAAAAGAAATTGAGATGAAATGGAAACCATCCATCCGCATGCCTAAAGAAGCTGCACGCATCTGGCTTAAGGTTACGGATGTGAGAGTGGAGCGGTTACAGGAGATTACAGAAGCAGGAGCAGAAGCAGAGGGAGCAGTAAACAACATAGGAATGATTCATGCCCCGGATAATGAATATGACCATATACATACCGCCAAAGAACATTTTATAGAAATCTGGAACAGTACCATCAAGAAATCCGACATTGACCGTTACGGCTGGGATGCAAATCCTTATGTATGGGTAATCGAATTTGAGCGGTGCGAAAAGCCGGAAGGAGTGTGAAGTATGACTAAACTTAAATGGAAAGAAGTTGAACCAGAACAAGATGACTGGGAAAAGCAAATAGACATCGTTGCCTATTATGGCAGTATCACCGTAGGAAGCATTGTTTATTGTGGCAAAGAGATAAGATGGCAGTCAGTGATTGATGGTCACATGGATTTTATGCAAGCAGAATCCTTAGAGGATGCAAAAAAAGAAATGATTGATATACTGGACGAGCATTTCACCGACCAGATCAACTATTATCACGACTTGCAGGATAGTCTTGAAGAATTAAATGATAGAGAGGTGTAACGGATGCCTAAAGCAGTATTGATTATGGATATGCCGGAAAACTGTTTTAAATGCAAACTACAGAATTGGGCAAATTGCAGAATTACAAATAAATGCCATGTAGGAGAATGCAGACCAGATTGGTGTCCGCTCCGGGAACTGCCGGAGAAGAAAGAACGCAGAATCGGAGAACATGGAGAAAGAATGTTCAGAGCAGGATTTAATGCCTGCTTGAATGAGATAATGAGACAAGACATGTCAGATTCTGTCGATTGACAGATAATATTGAACATTGAAAATTGAATATTGGCGGTTGGTGTGGTATAATTTTTCTATCAACATACGAAAGGGGAAAAGCTATGGAGGATGAAAAAAAGATAGTTAAGGTTACAGCATCTGAATTGGAGGAACAAATATTTGATAAAGAAGGCGTAAGAATAGTGATTCGAGCTGGAAAGGATGAAAGATTTGCTCCATACGATTACAAGAAAAAAGCTAGTGCTAAAATGAGCAAAACCAATTGGTATATGAGTAGAGTTAAACCACTGCTTGGTGATAACGAGGCTGAGGTTGTAGATGGAACAGGAGCTACGCCTCATGGAAGAATGCAAATGCAAAAAATAAGAGATAGCTATAATCAATAAAGTCTATTAATGAATACCAACCGTCAATATTCGATGGTTGGTATTTTTTTTGCCTAAAAACAGGAGGAATGAGATTGGAAAAGCAGATTTTAATGGAGTATATAGATGCCTGTGAACTGATTAGAGAAACAGAGCAGGATATCCAAAGATTAAAAAGAAAGAAGAGCGAGACAGTACAGGGTTCAGTTAAAGGGAGTAATCCAGACTTTCCTTATCAAGAACAGCACTTCCATGTCGAAGGAACGGCATATACATATGCAGACGATACAAGATTACGATTAGAAGAAACAATATTACGAGAACGAAGGGAAAATGCATCCAATATAAAAATAAAGGTAGAGCAGTACATGAACACTATACCAGTCAGGATGCAAAGGATAATCAGATATAAGTATTTTGAGGGAATGTCATGGGAACAGGTGGCAGATAGGATTGGAAGAATGGCTACAGGTGACAGTGTGAGGATGGAAGTGGACAGATTCTTAAAAGAAAAGTAAAGTTTGTTCGTTTTGTTCGGAATGTTCGTTTTTGATGTGGTAATATGGTATTGATGAAAGTGTATGACACAGACATCACTTGCATTTTTTTCATATTATCCCATTAGCCTGTAACAGTTTCATATATCTGTTACACTCCCCGTTTTGTAAAGGAGCTGTACACTATAACTTAGTGTAACAGCTTCTTTTTTTGGAAAATAAAAATAAGGTGGTGATAGTCCTTGCCGAAGGTCAAAGATGCGAGAGCGGATAAAGCCTTTGAAATGTATAAGCAAGGGCTTAAGTTAGTAGAGATAGCAAACCAATTGGGTGTTGCAGAGGGAACGGTGCGTAGTTGGAAAAATCGTTATAAGTGGGCTGGGGATAACGCAACGTTGCAAAGGAGTAAACGCAACGTTGCAAAAAACAGTAAGACACTTATAAAGAACAAAGAAAGTCCTGTTGCACATGAGGTCGAATCTGTAATGAAAAATACGGAGTTAACCGACAAGCAACAGCTTTTTTGTATATATTACATTCGATGCTTTAATGCAACCAAGGCATATCAGAAAGCATATGGATGTAATTATACAACTGCGATGTCAGAGGGAAGTAAGCACTTAAGAAATCCCAAGATAAAAGAAGAAATATTCCGTTTGAAGCAGGAACGCCTTAACAGGGAGTTCCTGAGTGAATCGGATATCTTTCAGAAGTATATGGATATCGCTTTTGCAGATATCACAGATTATGTAGAGTTTGGAAATAGCAGTTTTAATGATCCTGAAACAGGCGAGGAAGTTTCATATAGTTTTGTGAATCTAAAAGATAGCAAAACGGTTGATGGCACCATTGTTTCAGAGGTATCAAAAGGGAGAGAAGGTGCCAAGATAAAACTTGCTGACCGTATGAAAGCGTTGCAATGGCTCACAGATCATATGAATCTTGCCACAGACAAGCAGAAGGCGGAGATTGCACTTCTGAAAGCTAGAGTACAGACTGATGATAGCGAGGAAATTGCAGATGATGGATTCCTTGAGGCATTAAATGGTGCAGCTGTGGAGGATTGGGGCGATGAAGAGAACTAATAAGATTAAAAGGGTTTTCAGATTTAAACCGTTTTCCAAGAAACAGCGCAAAGTGCTGAACTGGTGGTGCAAGGATTCTCCGGTCAAGGATAAAGATGGTATAATTGCCGATGGAGCAATCCGGTCAGGTAAGACCGTGAGCATGTCACTGTCATTTGTGATGTGGGCAATGAGTTCATTTGATGGCGAGAACTTTGGCATGTGTGGAAAGACAATTGGTTCTTTCCGTAGAAACGTCCTGTTTTGGCTCAAGCTGATGTTGAGAAGCAGAGGATATACCATTGCAGATCACAGAGCTGATAATTTGGTTATTATTTTCAGAGGAGATATAACTAATTATTTTTATATATTTGGTGGTAAAGATGAACGATCACAGGATCTCATTCAGGGTATTACCTTGGCGGGGGTCTTTTTTGATGAAGTGGCATTGATGCCGGAAAGTTTCGTGAATCAGGCAACCGGACGATGCTCCGTTGACGGTTCAAAATATTGGTTCAATTGCAATCCGGATGGGCCATATCATTGGTTCAAGACCGGATGGATTGATAAGCGAGAAGAAAAACATCTGTTGTATCTGCATTTCACGATGGATGACAATCTAAGTCTGTCGGAGAAAATCAAAGAACGATATAGGAGTATGTACACCGGTGTATTCTATCGCCGGTATATTCTTGGATTGTGGGCGATGGCAGAGGGCATTATTTACGATATGTTCGATACTGCCAAGCATGTGATATCAAATCTGTCAGAATTGACTAATGCAAACTATTATGTGTCCTGTGATTATGGTACGCAGAATGCAACCGTGTTCTTGCTATGGTGTAAGGACAGATTGGGGCGGTGGGTATGCTGCCGCGAGTATTATTATTCCGGTCGTGATGAGGAGCGACAGAAAACGGATACCGAGTATGCGGATGATCTGGAACAGTGGTTAGATGGAATAAAGCCGGTCAAGATTGTGATTGATCCATCTGCGGCATCATTCATAGCAGAATTGAAAAAGCGTGGTTATGCAATCAAGAAAGCGAAAAATGATGTGCTGGATGGTATCAGATTTGTGGCATCCTTGCTGAATCAGGGTAAGATGGCAATCAGTGACCAATGTCCGAATACAATCAAAGAATTCGGATCGTACATATGGGATCAGAAAGCATCTGAGCGTGGCGAGGACAAGCCAGTGAAACAGCATGATCACGCAATGGATGCACTGCGGTACTTCTGTTATACGATTATTCGTAAACCGGGAAGCATTAGTATTTTGAAGTGAGGTAGACGATGAATCTTGAAACAATAAAAAAAATGATAAAAAAATATGAGCCGGGGCATACAAGGATGGTTCAGCAAACAATGCAAGCAGAGAGGTATTACCGTAATGAGACGGATATTCTTGTACAGAATCAAAATAGAGAAACAGATCAGGAAAATCCACTGAGAAATGCAGATAACCGAATACCAAGAAATTTTCATGGATTGATCGTTAACCAAAAAGCTGCATATATGTTTACCTCCCCCCCACTGTTTGATATAGGGAACGAACATGGAAATGAGGTTATAACAGATGCCTTGGGCGATGAATATCGAAAAAACTGTATGGAGTTGTGTGTAAATGCTGCTAACGCAGCTGTTGGATGGATACATTATTGGGAAGATAATGATGGTACTTTTCAATGGGCAGTTGTGGACAGTAAGCAGATCATTCCGATAGTTTCATGTGATTTGAAGAAGAAATTATTAGGTGTCTTGCGAATCTATAATGAAATTGATGAAGAAACAGGAGATACCTATATAAATTATGAGTATTGGAATGACGAAAGCTGTTGGACATTCCGGCGAAAAGATGGTGACACTTTAGAGGACGGATTATGTTATTACAATACTTTCATGGTTCCAGATGCAAATGATTTTACCGCAGAGTACAGACATGATTTCGGAGAAGTGCCATTTATCCCATTTCCGAATAACAATACAAATACGAATGACTTGAAAAACATTAAGCCGCTGATAGACGTATATGATAAGGTCTACAGCGGTTTTATTAATGATCTGGATGATATACAGGAGTTGATATTTGTATTATCGGGATATGGCGGTACAGACCTTACTTCGTTCCTATCAGAACTAAAAAAGTATAAAACCATTAAAGTGGATGGGGACGAGGGCAGTAATCCGGGAGTGAGTACACTCAATATTGAAATCCCAATAGAAGCCCGTAACAGTGTGCTGCAAGCCACGAGAAAAGCAATATTTGAACAGGGTCAGGGATTTGATCCACAGCCGGAAAATTTCGGAAACCAGTCGGGAGAAGCACTAAAGTTTATGTATTCATTACTTGAAATGAAAGCGGGGCTGACAGAAACAGAGTTTCAACTTGGATTTGCCAGATTAATTAGAGCAATCTGCCGGCATCAGGGGATTGAATGCAAAAAGATAGTGCAAACGTGGACGCGGACCAGTATCAAAAACGATACAGAACAGGCACAGATTTGTAAAGATTCAGTGGGAATCGTTAGTAAAAAGACTATTTTGAAAAATCATCCGCTTGTCGAAGATGCAGATGCTGAGTTGAAGCAGTTAGAGAAAGAGGAGCAGGAAACGAAGCAAAAAGCTGATACATATATTGGTGCATTCAAGGCAAGTAAAAAAGAGGACAAGCCAGACGATAATCCGGAGGATACAGAATAGCGGAATGAGGTGATTGCATGAGTGAACAGATGAGACAATACTGGCAGGAACGCTTCAAACAGATGGAGGAAGCACAGCATGATACATCTGTTCAGAAAGTGCAGGAGATTCAGGAACAATTTGAAAAAGCACAGGCAGCAATTGAAGGAAAAATTGATGCCTGGTATCAGAGATTGGCACAGAACAATGGAGTTTCCATGTTAGAGGCAAAGAAAATGCTCACGAACAAAGAACAAAAGGAATTCCAGTGGACGTTAGAGGAATATATTAAATATGCCAAAGAAAACGAGAAAAATGGTAATTGGGAAAAAGAACTTGAGAATGCATCCGCGAGAACACATATCAGCCGATTGGAAGCCTTGCAATTTGAGACACAGCAGGAATTAGAAAGGCTTTATGGCAATTGCACAGACACCATAGATCGTTATATACAGAATATGTATACTACAGATTTTTACCATACGGCATATGAGATCCAAAAAGGGATTGGTGTTGGTTCTAAAATAGAACATCTGAACGCTGATGTAGTTGAAAAGATTGTTTGTAAGCCTTGGGCAGTAGATGAAAAAAATTTTTCTGATCGCCTGTGGGACAATAAAACAAAATTAATTAACAATTTACATAATAACCTTTCAAGAATGTGTATTACAGGGGAAACTCCAAATAGAATTATTACAGAGTTTTCTAAGCAGATGGGTGTATCTAAAGCACAGGCGGGCAGAGTAATTATGACAGAGTCAGCCGTATTTGCAAACAAGGCAAGACAGGATTGCATGGGAAAACTGGGTGTTGAGCAGTTTGAGGTCATAGAGACGTTAGATGAAAGAACCTGTAATACATGCGGTAGAATGGACAAGCAGCACTTTCCAATGAGCGATTTCCAAACGGGTGTGACAGCACCTCCATTTCATCCGAACTGTCGTGGTTGCACTTGTCCGTACTTCGATGATGAATTTGGCAGTGTGGGAGAACGTGCTGCCAGAGACGAGGATGGTAAGACATATTATGTGTCAGCAGATACGACATATGAGGAATGGAAAAAGACATTTGTAGAATTATCAGAAGAATCTGGTATAATAAAAGAGATTAGAATTCCAAAGGAAATGAGGAATGCAGCAGGTATAACTCCTGATATCCTTAAAAGTATGCAGAATGGTATCGATACAATAGAAAATGAGTACAATATTCATTTGAGTAAGATATTAGTAGAAGATATAAGCAAAGAGAAACCAGATACACCCTATTTATGTAGATATATAGACAATAATGGTAAGCATGAAGCAGTTTTTGTTTTAAATAGTGGTTTTAATTTCGATGGATTTGAAAATGTGGTTGCTGAAGGTTATCGTATGGGTTATTTTGCTGGAAAAAGCATAGAAGATCATATTATACATGAGATGGCACATGTGATGACAGGACAACACATACAGAGTAATGAGGAATTTACAGCTTTCATGGGAATGATTGAAAAAGAATATGTTCCGGGAGTGTCAATATATTCTGATGCTACAAAGGATGGTTTTGAAACAATTGCAGAGGCATTTGTTAGAATACGAAACGGTGAGAATGTTCCAGAGAAAGCTCGAAAGTTAGTAGAGACATACATAGAAAGGTGGAAAAAGGAATGATAAAAATTCCATATTGTTTGAGATGTAAAAATGTAAGGAAAGGGATGGTATGTGATGCATATCCAGATAGAATACCGGAAGAGGTATTAAGTAAAGAAAAGAAAGAAGGTACTATTTGCAATAATAATGTTGGATTTGTAAAAGTTAGATAGAGTACACAAATGAAATAAAGTAAGCTACCACCAGTCAGAAATGACATGGTGGTATTTTTGTACCCTAAACCAGTAATAACAGGATAACTGGAAATCTATGGACCGAACGGCGCAGAGGTGACGCTAAGTAAGTTCCTCCGGGAGCCCTGTTTTTATATGCCTTTTTCCGCAGGCATTAAAGAACGGTAGTACTCATCTGGAGAATAAACAGAGAATCCCAATACCCGGAGAGCGGGAATAAAAATCTATGGAGGATAAGAGAATGGAATGGTTAAAGGCAATTTTGGAAAAAGCAGAAATCAAAGACGGAAAACTGGACGTGGATGCAGTCATGAATGCGGCACAGAAAGAGTTCCCAAAGTATGCGGTGCCAAAAGACGACTTTAATACAAAGGTCGAGGAACTGAAAACCGCAAATGGAACCATTGAGGAGTTGAAAAAATCTAATGGCGACAATGAGGAGTTACAGAAGAAGATTGGAGATTATGAGATTGAAATCAAAAATCTTAAGAAGACCGCTGAAAACACCTCAAAGACCTATGCGCTGAAGGAATCTCTTGCCAAGCAGGGAGTCCTTGATCCGGATTATCTGATCTACAAAGCCGGTGGACTGGATAAGTTCACATTTGATAAAGAAGGTAAGCCGGTCGGTGTGGAAGAGGCTGTGAAGCCGTATAAGGAAGATACCACAATGGCACATTTGTTTAAGCAGGAGCAGCAGAAGCCACCGTATAATCCTAAAGACGGAAATGGTGGCGGTACTTCTAATCCATTTGCAAAAGACACCTTCAATCTGACCGAACAGGGACGATTGTTAAAAGAGAATCCGGCACAGGCAAAAGAAATGGCTGCGTTAGCCGGAGTAACATTATAAGAAGGAGGATGATTTAATGGCAATTACAAAAATTGCAGATGTAATTGTACCGGAACTTTTTAACCGGTATGTAATTAACAGAACAATGGAGTTGTCCGCATTTTTCCAGAGTGGGATCGTGGTAAACAGTCCAGATTTTGATGCATTGGCATCCGAAGCATCAAGAACACATAATATGCCGTTTTTTGAGGATTTACAGGGAGAATCAGAAGCGATTCTTGAGGATGTAAAGATGACCGCAAAAAAAATCGGATCTAATAAGGATGTATCAACCACTATTTTCCGTCAGAATATGTGGGGAGCAACGAATCTTTCAGCAGCTCTTGCCGGTGCTGATCCGATGAAAGCGATCGGTGATCTGGTTGCATCTTACTGGGCAAGGGACATGCAGAAAGAGCTCATCGCAATTCTTGCCGGAGTATTTGGTACAACTACAGCAGGAGCCGAAGGAACACCGGCAGCAGAAACCAGAATGAAAGATCATATCCTTGATCTTACTACAGGTAAGACAGATGCTGCAAAACAGATCAGCGCATCTGCATTTATCGATGCATGTCAGCTTCTGGGTGATGCACAGGCACAGTTGTCTGGTGTGGCAATGCATTCAGCAACAAAATCTTATCTCAAAAAGCTGAATCTGATCGATACGGAACGTGATTCTACAGATGTAGAATTTGATACTTATCAGGGCAGACGCGTGACCGTAGATGATGGTTGTCCGGTTGCAGATGGTGTATACACAACATACCTTTTCGGTAATGGTGCTGTAGCATATGGTAATGGTTCTCCTACTGGATTTGTATCTACTGAGGTGGATCGTGATAAACAGACCGGAGGTGGAATTGATTATCTCATCAACCGCAAGGCGTTTATTTTACATCCAAGAGGAATTGCGTACACAGGAGCAAAACGTGATCATGTAGAGACTCCGCTTAGAACAGAACTTGCAATGGCAGAAAACTGGAAACCGGTATATGAACCAAAGCAGCTTAGAATTGTAGCTATTAAACATAAAATTGGCTAGGAGTGACAGCATGGAATTAAGTAGGCTGAAACAGTTATTGGGAATAGATGAGGGCGATACATCGAAAGATGTGTCACTCTCATTTGTTATCTCAGATGTAGAAGAAATAATAAAAAATTATTGTCACATTGAGGAAGTGCCGGATGGTCTGCTCAATACAGCTTATCGTATGGCGATTGATCTGTATAGAAATGAAAAGCCTGGGCAAGAAGAAACTGCTACGGGTGCCGTTTCATCTATTAGCGAGGGTGATACTTCTATATCATTTAAGCCCAACGTGGATGATAATTTCAAAGACACTCTATTAAAAAATTATAGGGTGTCTCTTAACTGTTATCGCAAGGTGGTGTTTCAATGATAAATGCAATAAGACAGGCACGGATGCTTGCAAGAAAAATGCAGGAAGAATTGTACGATGGAAGGGCAACGGTTACTGAATCTCAAAAGGTTAAGGATGAAAAGACGAAATTAACATCCACGGAAGAGGTGATCGTTTTAGAGGATGAGCCGTGCAGGCTGTCATATTCGAATGTCAGTATAACAGACCAGACGGAATCAGTAGCAAAGACCTCACAGATCATAAAATTATTTATGTTCCCGGAAATAGAAATCAAACCAGGGGCAAAGATAACAGTTACACAGGCCGGTGTCACAGAGACATATGAGTGCAGCGGAACACCGGCAGTATATGAAACACATCAGGAGATTATATTGAAATTAGCAGAGAGGTATGCATAATGTCACGGATGGGAGGCTTTGATGCAAGGGAACTGCGTAAACTCAGAGATGAGTTAGAGAAGTTACAAGAGCCGGAAGAATTTATGAAAGACTGTGCTAAAGAATTAGCAGCAAGGCTTCTTAAGATGGTGGTTCAGAGAACCCCGGCAGACACAGGAACTTTAAGGCGTGCATGGACGGCAGGAACATCATCCGAAAGATATGCAAATTCTGTGCAGGTTAATCATTCCGGGAATGTATATGAAATTGCCATTACAAATCCAATGGAGTATGCAAGCTATGTGGAATATGGACATCGGACACCTAATCATAAAGGATGGGTACCAGGAAAGTTTATGATGAAAATATCTGAAGAGGAACTGGAAAGAATTGCACCTGCCATTTTAGAGCAAAGGATATATAGATATTTTGGAGGACTATCAAGATGATTAATACAATCATATCAGCTATCAGCAATACGCTGGATACAGAATTTGGTTATGATGTTCATTTAGGACAGGTAGAACAGGGGTTAGAGATTCCCTGTTTTTTTATTAATTGTCTAAATCCCCAGATCAGCAAATTTCCGGGGAACAGATACTACCGGGAAAATCAGTTTTGCATCCAGTATGTTCCAAAGTCTATCCCCAATAGCCATGCTGCCCTGTGGGAATGTAATGAAGTGGCAGAGAGCCTAACTTGGTGTATGGAATGCATCGATGTGAATGGAGATCTGTTGCGCGGAACGAATATGCATCATGAGATTGCAGATGGCATATTGAATTTTTTTATGAATTACAACTGCTTTGTATGCAAAGAAGAAACACATACAGTAATGGATAACATTACATCAGAAATGGAAGTAAAGGAAGGTGAATGATTTGGCAGAGATCAAGAAAAATGAGAAGTCAAAGGAACAGAGATTTTACAAAGAACAGTTCATCGCATCAAAAAATTACCGTGGGAGGAGGGATTTATTAAATGCCATATTAGAGGATGGCAGAGAGTACACCACGGAAGAAGTAGAAACGATGATCGCAGAGTATATGAAAGGAAAGGTGAAATAAATGGCATTAGGTGGAGGAAGTTATATGTCACAGGATAAAATCCTGCCTGGGACATATATCAACTTTGTATCAGTGGCATCTGCAAGCTCGGTATTATCTGATCGGGGTATTGCAACTATGCCATTAGAATTGGATTGGGGAAAGGAAGGAGAAGTATTTGAGGTTTCTAATGAAGACTTCCAGAAAGACAGTCAGAAAATTTTCGGATATGCTCATGACCATGAGAAAATGAATGGCTTGAGTGATCTGTTTATGAATGCAAAGACCTTATATGCATACCGCTTAAATGGCGGCGGCACAAAGGCAACGAATGCATTTGCAACCGCATTGTATGGTGGAACGCGAGGTAATGACATTAAAATTGTGATTCAGGCAAATGCAGATGAGACCAGTAAGTATGATGTAATGACGTATCTTGAGACAGCCAGAGTAGATACACAGACGGTAGCACAGGCATCTGAACTGGTAGCTAATGATTACGTTACATTTAAGAGTGATGCAGCACTGGAGGTAACTGCTGGCACTGCGTTGGCAGGAGGCACAAATGCAACAGTAGATGGGACAGCGCATCAGAAATATCTTGATAAGATCGAATCGTATTCTTACAATGCGATGGGGGTTATCACAACGGATGAAACAACAAAGAAACTGTATGCAGCATTCAGCAAGCGGATGCGTGATGAGCAGGGGGTAAAATTTCAGCTTGTTCTTTACAATCTGAAAGCAGATTATCTCGGTGTGATTAATCTGAAGAATAGGGTACTTGATACCGGTGTTAGTGAAGCGTCTTTGATTTACTGGGTAACCGGTGCAGAATGTGGATGTGAAGTAAATAAGTCCTGCCAGAATAAACAGTATGACGGTGCCTTTGAGGTTGATACCGACTATACACAGACAGAGTTACAGGATGCGATTTTAGCAGGAGAATTTGTGTTACATAAGGTCAACTTTGAGACACGGGTATTAGAGGATATTAACAGCATGGTTACGGTAACAGATTCCTGTGGTGAGATTTTCAAAGACAATCAGACCATCCGGGTGATCGATCAGATTGCTAATGATGACGCACTGCTGTTTAACAAAAAATACCTTGGCATCATTCCAAACAATGATTCCGGTCGGGTATCTTTGTGGTCTGATTTAGTAAAAATCCGACAGCAGTTACAGGACATTGGTGCAATTGAAAACTTCACAGATACAGATGTAACGATTCAGCAGGGAGATACAAAAAAATCAGTAGCAGTGACAAGTGGCATTCAGGTAGTGAATACCATGAGTAAGCTGTATATGACGGTAACGGTAGCGTAGAAAGGAGAAACGCATGGGAAAAAATAATGTAATGTTATCGAAAGATGCGGTATCAGCATCTCTTGCAGAGTGTTTTGTAACCATTGGAGACAGACGATATAACTTCATGCAGGCAATCAATCTGGAAGCAAAATTTGATAAAGAGAAATCAGAGATCCCGATTTTAGGAAAAACCGGAAAAGGAAATAAAACAACAGGATGGAAAGGGACTGGTTCAGCAACGTTCCACTATAACACCAGTATTTTCCGTAAGATGATGTTGGACTATAAAAGAACCGGGCGTGATACATACTTTGACATTCAGATCACAAATGAGGACCCGACAAGCTCTGCCGGCAGACAGACAATTATCTTAGAGGATTGTAATATTGATGGTGGAATCTTGGCGAAGTTTGATGCGGATTCAGAATATCTGGACGAAGATATGGACTTCACATTTGAAGATTTCTCTATGCCGGAGAAATTCAAAAATCTGAAAGGTTTCCTGACAAATTAGAAAAATGCTCCCTGTGCTTAGCATGGGGAGAAGAAAAAAGATGACAGAATTCTACAGATAAGATATAATTTTCCATATCAATTAAAAGGAGAAAGAGATATGAGGAAAAAAACATTAGTCACTATTTTATTATGCTTGGTCGCAATGACAGCTTTTGTAGGATGTGGAACCAGTAATGATTCTACAAAAGAAGCATCAAAGGAAACCACAAAAGAGACAAGCAAGAATTCTGAAAAGAAGCAAGATGGAGACAAAGAGGAAAAAGAAGACGAGAAGATCTACAATATTGGCGAGACCGCAGAATTAAGAGACTGGGGAATAATAGTTTCTGATATGCAAATTGTACCAAGTATTGATGAAAATTATGGTACATTTAAACCGGATCAGGAAGGAGCACAATACGCAAAAGTATCTGTAAACGTAACAAATAACGGGAAAACATCGGATACTTTTTTACCATCTTATGGGATGGGAGATGATGTGAATGCAAAAATCTTATTCGGAGATGGATATGAATTTTCAGCAACGATCTTGTTAGGATATAGTGCAGATATGCATGATTCAACAATCAATCCGCTGTCATCAAAAGAAGGAGAAATTGCTTTTGAAGTACCAGATACAGTGATTAATTCTACTGATCCACTGATTGTACAGTTCAGTTCTGGTAGTAAAAATGTAAAAGTAAAAATAAGATAGATGTGCAAGGAATACCCGCTTACAGAAGTAGGCGGGTATTTTTTTAACAATTTTGAAAGGATATGCTATGAAATTAATTAAATATTGGGAGAACTCATGTTAGAGTAAGTTCCTAACCTCCCTGAATTTATTAGGATGTGGCGAAAGGCTATATCCTTTTTAATTTCTGTAGGTAGGGCAGAAAAAAATAAAAAAAGGTATTGACTTTTGATAGAGGAGTTTCTTACTCTCATAATATAGAATAAATTTATTAACATATGTCCGTACGAATGGTAATATTAATGTACGGACAAAAATAAAGAGAGGTGAGAGAGATGAGTCCAAAAGGTAGACCAACAAATAATCCTAAAAGTGGTCGTTTTGAAATACGAACATCAAAAGAGGAAGAAGAGATGTTGGAGTATTGTTGTAATATCACAGGGAAAAAACGCACTGATATCATAAGAATGGGAATCAGAAAGGTCTATGAAGAATTAAAAAAATAGAAGTTCGCCACCCTACCAAGACAACGAACTTCTAAAACAACCGAGGAATATCCTCTATGAAATATATTATCATAGAATGGAATTCCTCACAATCTAAAATTCAATTAGGGAGGAATATACAAAATGCAAAATGAAATAGTAAAAGTAAATTTTGATACACAGACAGTATCAGCTAGAGAACTGCATGAGCAGTTACATATTGGAACTGAATTTGCAAAGTGGTTTTCCCGCATGTGCGAATATGGATTTTCAACAGGAAATGACTATTCAGAGGTTATCGTCAAAAATGACGAAAACTTAAAAGGTGGTAGACCGGCAACGGATTATAACATTTCCGTAGATATGGCAAAACAGATTTGTATGATTCAGAGGACACCAGAGGGTAAGGCGGTGCGCCAGTACCTTATTGACTTAGAAAAAGCATGGAATACACCAGAGCAGGTCATGGCAAGGGCATTAAAAATAGCAAATCAGAGCATTGAAAATCTGAAAACCCAAAATATCGCATTAGTAGCAGACAATGATCGTATGCGTCCAAAAGAGATATTTGCAGATGCCGTAGCTGCCAGTCATACATCCATACTGATCGGAGATTTGGCAAAATTGCTAAAACAGAATGGAGTCGACATTGGGCAAAAGAGGTTATTTGCCTGGATGCGAGAAAATGGATATCTGATCAAACGGCGGGGTTCGGATTGGAATATGCCAACACAACGGAGTATGGAAATGGGATTGTTTGAAGTGAAAGAAAGTACAGTAAATAATCCGGATGGCTCTGTGAGTATCAATAAAACAACCAAAGTGACTGGAAAAGGACAGCAATATTTTATTAACAAGTTTTTAGGGGAGGTAGCATAAATGTATGAGAAGGCAATTATAGATTTATTAGGAAAGATAAAAGACCCAAAGAAGTTAAAGAGGATATATAAATTGGTTTCATATCTGTATAGTGTAGAATAAAGAAATATAATGGTAATGAGAGAGCTTAGCAATAAGCTCTCTTTTTATATACAAAAATCAAAGAAAGAGAGGACAATGATATGTCAAAATTTAGCAGATTCATGAAGGAGAACAAAAAGGAGAAGAAAAACGGATGTTATGCACCAACAGTTTCGCTTACAGATGAAAATGGCAAGCCGTTAGAGTGGGAATTTCGTCACATTACATCAAAGGAAAATGAGAAATTAAGAGACGAATGTATGATCGATGTACAGGTTACAGGAAAGCCAAATGTATATAGACCGAAATTGGATTTAACAAAATATCTTGCAAAGATGATCACGGCATCTACCGTGACACCGGATCTTTACAATGCAGAGCTGCAGGATTCCTACGGTGTACAGACACCGGAAGAGTTAGTATATGCGATGGTAGATGATGCCGGAGAATATCAGGAACTTAGTGCATGGATACAGAAATTTCAGGGATTTACCAAGACACTTGATGATAAGGTAGATGAAGCAAAAAACTAATTGAGGAGGGGGATGGCGAAGCGAATTACGCGCATTACGCCCTCCTGAAACTCCATATCCTGCCGTCTGTTTTCCTTGCAATGGACGAGCAGGAAAAGGCGTTTGTGATCGCGTCCATAAAAATAAAGATGGAAAAAGATAAAGAGGAAGAAGAAAGAGCCAAACGGGAAGCAAAGAGACGAGGAAGGAGGTAAACGAATGGGTACGATCAGTACGGGAATTGAATTAAATGATAACTTTAGCTCTGTTTTATATAACATCATGGGTTCAGTCAACCTTGCCATTTATCAGATGGAAGAAATGCGGCAGTCTTTGAGTGCTTCGATTGATACTTCGTACATTGAAGGTGCGAGAGAATCAATCGATCGTGCAACCATGTCCTTAAGGGAGATGGAAGAGGCTGCTTCTGTTTCAGTTGCTCCGGCAATGTCATCTATGGATGTATCTGCTGCAAATAGCAATTATGAGCAGCTAAGGCAGAACGTAGAATCTACAGGTCAGCATATTCGTGATAATACAGAAGAACAACAGAGATTCAATCAGACTGTCAATAGTGGTACAACAAGTTCTAATAACTTGTTGAAAGGTCTTATAGGGTTGCATGTTGTACAATCTGTTGTCAATACGGTAACAGGGCAGATTGATGCTGCAATGAAGAGAATGGACACAATGACGAACTTTCAGCGGACGATGACAGCCATTACAGGAAGCTCTGATATGGCAGCTGCTTCATTAAACCAGTTGAAGGACATTACAACAGGAACTGCCTATGGACTGGATGTGGCAGCAATGGCAGTACAGAATTTTACAACCAGAGGAATGGGTATCGGCAATGCCACATCCGAAGTTGGAAAGTGGGCAGATGCAGTAGCATTTTATGGAGATGGAACCAATGAGTCACTGACAACGGTAACGGATGCACTTGGTAAGATGATGACCAAGGGTACGGTAGAGATGGATCAGTTGAATAGAGTGACTGACACAGGAATCGATGCAGTAGGAATATATGCACAGGCCACCGGACGATCTGCCGCCGATGTTCAGAGTGATTTATCAGATGGAATCATATCATCAATGGATTTCATATCAACAGTGTCCACGGCATTTGAAGAAGGAACGAATGGAGTCTTAAATATTTCAGGAGCAGCTAAAGAAGCGGGAGCAACGTGGGCGACCACAATTGCAAATGCCAAGGCTGCAATCACAAGGGGTTGGATATCATTGATAGACAATGCCAATGCTGCCTTGGCGAACGCAGGATTTGGAACAATCCTTGATGGGATCAGGGAACTTGGAGAAACGGCAGAGCGTGTTATGGGAAAAATAGGTATTGCCGTAGGAACTACGTTGACAATTTTGTCTCCGGCATTCCAATTTATGCAGGATGCGGCAGGATTTATAGCAGATAACTGGTCAATCCTCGAGCCGATAGTCTGGGGACTGATAGCCGCGTTGGTTGTTTATAATGCGACAATGGGAATTGCATGGTTGACTACGTTGCAGAACATTGCGGCAAAGATCGCTCATGCACTTGCCAGTGCTGCCGAAACAGTGGCGATTTTTGCTCTGATAGCAGCACAGGATGGATTGAATGCGGCATTAGCAGCTTGTCCTTTAACGTGGATCATCATTTTGATCATAGCTATTATTACATTGATTTACACTGTTTGCACAGCAATTGCAAAACTGACGGGAGCTGCGAATACAGGATTGGGAATTATAGTAGGAGCACTTTCGGTAGCAGTTGCTGCAATTGGTAATTTATTTGTAGCACTAATTAATATGGTAATTGATATTTTTGCTGTATTGTGGAATTTTATTGCAACATTTGCCAATTTCTTTGGAAATGTTTTTAATGATCCAGTTGCTGCAATTGGAAGGTTATTCTTCGGCTTGGTAAATCATATTCTTGGACTTTTGGAAACACTTGCAAGTGCTATTGATACACTTTTTGGGCAAAATCTTGCGGGTGCAGTTCAAGGCTGGAGAGATAATTTAGGTGATTGGGTTGATAAAACTTATGGTAAAGGTGAAGAAATTATGGCGACAGTAAATGGCAATGAATGGCACGTCGAACGTTTTAAGTATACTAATGCATGGAATTCAGGTGTACAAAAAGGCGATGAATTTGCAGGAAAAATGTCAGATTTCTTGAATGGTTTTGGGAAAATCCCGAAAGAAGAGGAATACACCAAAGGCTATGGAGATGACAGCACGAATAACCTTGGCGATACACTCGATAAGAGTGGAACAGGAAATAAGGTTGCAGACATTGCAAACAGTGCCGGAAACATCGAGAACACTTTAACAGCCACAAGCGAAGATTTGAAATACCTTAGAGATATTGCAGAGAGAGATACGATTAATCGTTTCACAACTGCAGAAATCAGCATTGTCCAGACAAATAACAATAAAATAGCCTCTGACATGGATTTAGACGGTGTTGTAGAAGGTCTGACCAGTGCAGTAGATGAGGCGATCAGTAATGCGACAGAGGGGGTGCATTAAGTGGCATCTAAAAAAAAGCCTAAAAAGATGAGCCGGAAAAAAGAGATGACCATCCCCGGAGCGGGAAAAGGTGGGTATTATGTGTATTTAAACAAATGCCTGCTCCCGGTCACACCGGGTAAAATCGAGATGAAGATCAACAATTCCAACAAGACAATAAAGCTCATTAATGATGGAGAGATTAATATATTAAAGACTCCGGGACTGACAGACATTGATTTTGAATGTGAGATACCGCAGCAACAGTATCCATATGCGGTCTATAAAAATAAGTTTCAGAAAGCATCTTACTTTCTGAATTACTTTGAAAAGCTGAAAAAGAATAAAAAACCATTTCAGTTTATAGTATGCAGAAGATTTCCAAATGGAAAAAAACTCTTCTATACAAATCTGAAAGTATCCTTAGAAGAGTATCGTATCACAGAGGATGCCGGAAATGGATTTGATCTGAAAGTTAAGATCAGTCTGAAACAATGGCGTAATTATGGTACCAAACAGGTAAAACTTAAGATCAAGGTAAACAAGCCACAGCCGGTAGTCAAAGAGGAACCGATACGCGAGACGGTAAATTCCCCGGAGCCTGTACAAAACCAGACCTATACGGTACAAAAGGGGGATTGCTTATGGAACATCGCTAAGAAGTTTTATAATAATGGTTCGCTATATACAGTCATCTATGAAGCAAATAAGGGTGTGATCGGCGGTAACCCCAATCTGATCTATCCGGGACAGGTGCTTACGATACCGCCGGTATAAGGAGTGAGGAGAGAATGAAAGTAGATTTATTAATAGCTGATGCGACCGGGAAAAAAGCCTATCGTCCGGTTGTGGAAGAAGGGATCACATGGTCTACAGAGCGGAGAGGCACACCGGGAAAGCTGACTTTTAAGATGCTTTGGGATAAAAAACTCAAAGTGTCGGAAGGGTGTGCCGTTTGTCTGAAAGTGGATGGGAAAAAGATTTTTTATGGTTTTATCTTTAAACAGCAAAGAACAAAGGAGCAGCTCATCTCTGTAACGGCATATGATCAGCTTCGTTACTTGAAAAATAAAGATACGAAGGTCTATGAGGGAAAGACAGCCGCACAGCTTGTAAAGGAACTTGCGGATGATTACCGGATGAATACCGGCACACTGGAGAATACGCAATATGTGATAGGTTCCCGTGTGGAAGAAAATACGTCACTGTTTGAGATGATCGAGAATGCATTAGACCTGACACTGACTAATACTGGGCAGATGTTCGTCTTATATGACGATTATGGAAAACTCACACTAAAGAACCTATCATCTATGTATGTCAGAAAGAAGAATAAGTATCTTATGATCGATGATGGTGCAGGGGAAGATTTTGATTATACATCATCTATAGATGACAATACCTATAATCGTGTGAAATTAACATATGATAACGAAGATACCGGGCATCGTGATGTTTATATTGCGCAGCATGGAAAAAATATCAATAAGTGGGGCGTTTTACAGTATTATGAAACGTTACAGAAGGGAGAGAATGGTCAGGCGAAAGCAGATGCATTGCTCTCCCTTTATAATAAAAAGACCCGCAATCTGAAAATCAACAATGTTATTGGTGATAATCGTGTGAGAGCAGGATCTATGCTTGTTGTAAATTTGAATCTTGGGGATATGAAAGTAAAAAATTTCATGTTGGTGGAAAAGTGCCAGCATACCTACAAGAACAATGAGCATTTTATGAATCTGACATTGAGAGGAGGCGAATTCGTTGCCTGATGCAGTAGAGTTTGTAAAGTTAGTAAAAAAGGCTTCCGTAGAAGCAATGGAAGCGGCAAAGCCTGTAAATGTTTATTTTGGAGAGGTGGTTGGGACATCGCCTTTAAGAATTAACGTAGAGCAGAAAATGATATTAGGGGAATCGCAGATTGTGCTTACCCGGAATGTGACGGACTTTAAAACAGCCGTTACGGTTTCATGGAATACAGATGATAATTCAGCAACATTGTCTGGGAGAAAAGAGATCACTGTGCATAATGGCTTGGCAGTCAGTGATAAGGTCCTTCTTATCAGACAGCAGAGTGGTCAGAAGTATTTTGTCATGGACAGGATAGGGTAGAGTGGATGATCCCTTCTGTATCTGGTTTTTTAGACCAGGAATTTGAAGTAGAAGAAGAGCCAAGCAAAAATTACCGGATGGATATTTACGGTGAGACAATCTGTGGGAAAATAGACGGACTGGAAGCGATGAAACAGGTCATTTATAAGATACTGAATACAGAACGCTACCAGCATATTATTTATTCCTGGAATTATGGAGTAGAGTTAGAGGATTTATATGGAGAACCGTCCTCTTATGTATGTCCGGAACTGGAACGCAGAATTACCGAAGCACTTGTACAGGATGACCGGATCAAGAGCGTGGATGAGTTCGCCTTTGAAATTGATGGACACGCTGTTACAGTAAGTTTTACGGTACATACGGTGTTTGGAGATATACAGACAGAGAAGGAGGTGGATGTTTAAATGTATGAGGAAGTCACATATGAAAGCATCTTAGAACGGATGTTAGAGAAAGTTCCGGATAACATGGATAAAAGGGAAGGATCTATTATCTATGATGCTTTAGCTCCGGCAGCAGTGGAGTTGCAGCTCATGTATATAGAGCTGGATGTAATTTTAAAGGAAACCTTCGCGGACACGGCATCCAGAGATTATCTTTTGCGAAGAGCAGAAGAACGTGGAATTACACCAAAAGCAGCCACTAAGGCAATATTAAAGGGGGTATTTACTCCATTGGACATTGAACTTTCTGAAGGAGAACGGTTTAGCTGCTGTCTCTTATACACATCTCCGAGCCCACGAGACCCTAAGACATCTCG